GGGCATTGAGCAGCAGCTGTGCAGTCGCAAGAGTAATGCTTCAACGCACCCCGCAGCCGCTCGATCTCGTCCAATGCGTCACGCTTTTCGTGCATGTGGCGTTCAGCCAAATTGAGATACTCAGCCGAAAGCGCCCGCAGCCGCTCGATCTCTACGCCAGCCTCATGCAACGATACCTCATTGCATTGTGCGCTCGGATAGATCGCCTCGTCGCCCGGGAAACGGACGCCGTAGATGTGGTGGCCAAAGCTGTCATCCAGCCAGTCGGCCATCCTAATATCGCCAGTAATGGGGTGCCGCGCCAGTGCGTGGTAGTTGCTCACAGGCCTTCTCCTTCTTCCACGTCGATCTCGACCTTCACGCAAGCAATGCGATCATATGCTGCGCTATTGTCCGCGTCTGCTTTTGTAGATGCGTGATGACAGTTCTCGTACAAATTGAGCCACACCGTCCGCTTGATGCGCGGCTTCACTTCGATGAGGTCGTAATCATTTTTAATTCTTTCGCCCCATTGCGTTCCACCAGAACAGCAAGAGATCGGCTTCCATGACCCGTCCTCATTTTTAACAGATCCGTGGATTGGCTGCTTCCCACCTCCATCCACTGCATAAATGCGGACCTCGCGACCGTCGCGAGTGCGGTATTTCTTATCCATGCTGATCATCATCATCTCCCCTTTTTGCTACCGACTTTTGAGGTCATTGAAAAAATCATTGTATTCCCGCAGCTTCGTGGATCGGGCTGGGTGCTTTAATTTGCGGATGGCCAATGCCTCTAATTGGCGAATACGATCTGGGGTAACACCCATGTCGGAAGCGATCTCGTCTAATGTCTCCTCACGTCCCGTGATCAGGCCAAAGCGCCTCTCAAGAACGTCCCGGTATCGGGGCGACAGGCATTCATCCATAATCTGCAAGAGCGTGGGCTGGAAATCGTCCAGCATCTTTCGGTCATCAGGCGGCAGAGCATCCATGCGCAGGCTGCCAGCGATTTGCATCAAGTCGTTCTTGTTCGCTTCGATGTTGTAGGTGTTGCTGGCAAGCGGCCTGCTCCGGCGCTCCGGCGGGTAAATATGGTCAGGAAGCAAGCTCAATGCGTCCGCCAACTTGGAAATATGGAGCGTGATGGCCCCCTGCTTGGTGTAAAATGGAAGCTTAAAATTGATGATCTCAGTGACGAGGTGATACCCGAGGTTTTTGGCGCGGCAAAATTCCGGGATGCTGTCAAAGCCCAGCTCTTCAATGCGCTTCAAGACCACATTGTTGCGAATTTTAATTTGAAAGCGATATTCATCGGTCATCATCATCTCCATAGGGCGAGGCGGGCGCTCGCGCGCCCACCGGGGTTAATTCGGCTTTTCGTCACTCTCCGCCATCGCGGCCTTGGCCGCATCAAAGTTGGTGCGGATGAGCATCTCAACGTCATCATAGAGGGCGTCGAGGCCGTTAATGGCGTGCTCAACATTGCTCGCACCGCCGAAGAGAAGCCCGGCCAGCATGTTGGTGATAAACGACCCCACCTGCTGGATGTTCTCATTGATGTCGCCGTGCGGGATCTGGTCCAAGATGTGGGCCGCCAGCGCGCGCATGTGCTCCCGTTCGAGAAACTCGTTCTTAATCTCGTCGCTCATTCTGCATCTCCAAATTGGCCAGCGAAGGCCAGATAGTTAATCGCATCAGCGTAGGTGTCGGCTTTTTCGGGGCTCGTCTTGAGCCTCGCCATCTTCACGGCCACAAGGAACAGTGCCGCCTGATGGCAAGTCAACTCTACACCCGTCATCGCATCAAAAATCGAAACGATGCGCATAAAGTTCTCTTCAACGTCGCCGTAGTCTTCGCCGCGCTCGTCAACAAGCGTGAGTGCCTTCTCCAAAAATTCGATGTGGTGCATTTTTATCTCCTATGCCTCGTAGTGGCTGCGCTTGGCGTGCGTGGACGCCACGACTTCTTTGACCTTGCCAATATAAAGGGGGTTGATGGCGATGCGGCCCACGGAATAATGCCCCTCAGAGCCCGACGGCATATTCGCGTCACGGTAAAATTCTTCGACGACGATGAAGTCGTGATCGGCGAGGGCGTCGGCAAATTGATCGACGGACGTGGCCGGGTGTTCGCAGATGATCTGGTGGATCGGAACGCCCGAGCGGGCAGGCATATTCATGGTGATGAGAAATTTCACGTCGATCTCCGTGGGTGTGGAGGGGCGAGCCGGAGCCCGCCCCAGTGAATTAACCGAAGTCCTCTTCGTCGTCCGGGGCCGGGCGGGGTGCCGGTGCGGCAGCGCGCGTGGATCCAGTCGAGGGCGGAGCGCCACGGGCGGGAAGCGGAGCCGGGGCGACCACCGGAGCCTTAGCCTTGGCAGCCTCGTCGAGTTCGACGGGGCGCTTAACCCACGCCGTGATCTCAAAGATCGGCTGGTAGTTCGTGCTCTTCTTGTCGCCCGAGCCGCTGGTGAGCGGCACAGTGTCTTTGAGGACCACGACCGGCAGCTTGCCGGGATTTGCCTTGACGCCCGCAAGATATTCATCGTGCAGGACGTTGAGGCCAGCCTTCATGACGCCCGCCGTGCTGGCGAGTTCGCGGCAGCCGCCGCCGCACTCGGAGTGCAGCTTGACGTGCATGCGGAAGCCCTCCTTGTGGTTGGCGCTGGGCTTCTCCACGTTGGGCACGTCCATCGGGGTCATTTGGAAGTCGGGGGCCGAGCCCGCGACGAAAGCGATCCAGCCCGTCTCGACGTTTTCAAAGTCGAACACGGCCTTGAAGTTGCGCGTGATATCGACCGGCGTCGAGGTTCCGTCCTCGCGATCCACGCGGAAGAAGCGGCCCGCACGGGCGTCGTATTTGACGATGGGCAGGAAGTCGCCGCCACCCGAGGTGCCGGTGTTGCTGAAACCGAGAGCCATTTTCATTTCTCCATTGTGGGGCCATATGGCCGACCCCAGCCTTCGCCCACACGGGCAGAACTTAATCCGACGACGACGAGCCGCCGCCGGAGGATGAGGATCCTGAGCTGTCGCTGCTGTCGCTCGACGCGCAGCTATCAGACGGGGAAGGGGACGGGGGCGACGGCAAGTTGGAAAGCGTCGTCGCGATTGCATATCCAAGCGCCATCTGCGCAGCCGCGTCAGGCGAGCCGCTGCTTTCCAACGGGCGCGGCAGCGGGTTCGTGAGCGGCCACTTGCGCGGGCGCTGGTGGGCCTTGGGAGGGCGATAGGTCAAAACATGATAGGACATCTCAATTCCCCGCCAGCTTTTCGCGCAGCAGGTATCCCTCATGCGCCCAGATCTGCCGGAAGGCATCGTCGTAGGCGTAATATTCGCCGATCTTGGTGTCGTGGTTCTCAGGGCTCGCCGCCGCCGACTGACCCACAAAAACAAAGCCGTTGCGCATCAAAATGAAGCACACGGTGACCTTGGCCGCGCCAATGTTCTCGACGTGGAAGCTGTGGCAGTCAATCTTAACGCGGATGCTCTCCTCGGTGACGCGCGGCGCGCGGCTGTCCTTGAGCATCTCAATCACGGTGTCGGCAGAAATTCGGTCAGTCATCATATACCTCAAACTTTAGGGGTGCCAGCGAGGCCACAGTATCCCGTATTGTCTAACAGAGAGGCTTTTGCATATCTCCACATCATGCAATCTGAACCTCGACAATTACCTACGGGCTGCATGTCATCGTCAGGCGTTCCGTCTTCCATCAACTCTACGACCATATTGTACCCCGTCGCTTTGCTCACTGGATTATAAACCCGCGTCATCGGGCACCAATATTCAGCACTGTGTTCATCATTAACAATCATCACATCCCCCACAGTTCAAACGTGGCCTTGCGGGCCATCGGGTCAGAGAAATAAAAGCTGTCCACGTCCGGCACGACATATGACGCCAAGACCTTGGGGTCGTCGCTCAGGGACAGGAACCTCTGGATCGTCAGCCCGATCAGGCGCAGCGCCTCCAGATGCTCGCGAGCATTCTCAAGGGCGTAGGTCGCTGACTTTTTCGGGGTGACGTAGGAAACACGAGCATCGAGATTGTCGCCCCGGGAAGCGCGATAGAGCGCAACCTGCCGGGCGTGGTTGGTGGAAATCTTCGACGGGAGCGCGTGCGTGGTCTTGATGTCGGTGAGGATGCCGTGATCAGCCCACTCAAGGTCATAAAAGCCCAGCATCGGGACCAGAAGGCCCTCAAATTCATAGTTGATCTTCCCCTGCGTCGAAGTCGGCTTGCCGTAGGGCATCAGCTCCTTCAGGCCGGTCTTGACGAGGTCAGCAATAGCCGCCTCCTCTTTTTCCTTCTTCGGCCCGCTCATAAGCGCGGTCAGCGAGGCGAACTCGCAGCGCGCGATGTCGATGCACTTGGCCTCAGACAATCCATCGACGAGGCCAGCGACAATGCCGCTCTCGACCGCAGTCCCACGGTGCGCGGCGGGGCCGACCGTGTCCTTCACCTTCATGAGCTTCTTGAGGATAAACATGGCCGGGCTGGCCACAAACAGTGAGCAGCTAGACGGCGAAAGGTGATGGATGTCGTAGTGCTCGAATGGGTTTTTCATTTGCTCTCAATCGGTAAGGTTCAGCACCATAGGCCGATTTGGAAAAGGGCGTCAAGCGACAAAATGTCGTTTTCTGCTGATTGACTTCGTGGACAAAATGTCTCACGCTCGCCGTTCACACTGGAGAAATTCGCATGGAAAATGGCGGCATCAATTGGGAGCTTGTGCGCTACATCGGCATGATGCAGGGCGCGACGCGCCACGCGGTCAGCAAGTGGCGGCAGCGCAATATGATCCCGCACTGCTGGCGCTGGGGCCTCGTCCGACACAGCGGCGGCGAGATCCGGTGGGAGCACTTTGAGGCGATGGACAAGGCAAGGGACGCATCATGATCTTCATCGGCATCGACCCCGGCCTGAATGGCGCAATTGCCTTCTTCGACCCCGCCAAGGGGCACCTGTCTGTCGTGGACATGCCCACCTTTGAGGTGAAGCGCAACAACAGGGTGAAGCGTGAGGTCAGCGCCCACGGCCTCGCGAACATTCTTATGCTGGCGGGCGTTATTGAGGTCGTCCTCGAACGTGTCGGAGCCATGCCGGGGCAGGGCGTGACATCAGTATTCAGCTTTGGCCGCAGCGTCGGCCTCATTGAGGGCGTCCTCGCCGCCAAGAAGATGCCCGTCAGCATTATCACTCCGCAGGTGTGGCAGAAGGCGGCGGGCGTCCGTGGCGGCAAGGACGGGGCCCGGCAGCGCGCTTGCGAGCTGTTTCCCGCATACGCCGGGCTGTTCGCCCGCAAGAAGGACGACGGTCGCGCCGACGCGGCCTGCATCGCATGGTATGCCGCCACCCGTTAACAATTGAGATCGATATGGAACCCGCAATGCAATTCGAACCTGACTTCGCCGACCCCATTGAATGGGCGCGCATGTACCGGGACCACGGCCTTCAGGTCGTGCCCGCCATGTCGTCCCGTGACAACCCGAAGCAGTGGAAGCGCCCGATCATTCCGTGGCGCAGCCTTGAGAACGAACTGGTGCCAGACTTCACGTTCGAGCGTTGGTACGGCGAGGGCGGCGAGCACTCGCGCCGCACAAACATGGGCCTGATCGCCGGTGCCTGCTCGAACCGCATCTTCGTAATCGACCTCGACATCCACAAAAACGACGCCGCCAAGGGCTGGTGGATGGAGATGCAGGACCAGCAGACGCAGGCGGGTCAGCTCGAAACTGTCGAGCAGGTCACCGGCGGAGGCGGCTTGCAGCTCTTCTTCCGCGCGCCGGAGGGGTGGGTGCCGCCCACATGCAAGACGAGCATTGGCGTGGACATCAGGGGTCAGGGCGGCTTCGCCATGCTGCCCCCGTCCATGCACGAGAGCGGCAGGCAGTACTGGTGGAAGCCCGGACATGAGCCGTGGGAAATGGAGTTCGCCGACGCCCCGCAGTGGCTGTGCGACGCAATCACGGATCTCGCTCAGAGATTTGGCGGCGCGTCTGGCGTAAACCCGTTGACAGGCCAGCGCGAAGTTACTTCGTCGCCCGCTCACTCGACCAATGCCTTCGGCATGATCATTGATGGTCGCGAGGACTACATGACGCGCGTCGTCTGGGCTGCGGTCGTGGACCTTCGCCGCGACGCCCCGATCATGCCCACGCCGACCGAGTTGCAGGCGGCAATGATGGAGGCCTTCGCCAATTACGAGCGACACGTCAGGAGCCGGATCTCCTCACCGGGTGTGTCCAATGCCGACCTCTTGGAGCGCGAGGGGCGGGGCATTTCGCTTTTCACCGGCAAGTGGGAGGCCGCTGTTGAGCAGTGGCACGACAAGGTCGCCGTGGCTGCGGAGGTTCCCAAGGCGGCCCGCCCTTTCGATGATCAGCCGACCCAGATCAAGGGCTATGACTTCGACCCCGAGACCGGGGAGCTGACCGAAATCGTTATACCAGTTTCTGACGCTGTTCCCGAACCCGGCAAGCCCGACCCCGCCCTGTTTGAATTTCTGGACATCAC